CCGACCGTCCAGCTGGGCGGTCGGATGTGGCCCCTCAGAATGACGCACCGCGTGCTCATGTTGTTCTCTTCGGCGACGAAGATGAGCATGGACCAGCTACAGTATCAGATCGGGCGCTATGACTACATGGTGCTTCTCCTGTGGCTCATGCTGCAGGAGCAGGATCCGCAGCTGAAGCGCGCGAAGTTTGAAGGCTGGCTCGACGACCTGGGCGTCAAGGGCGTGATCCCGCTGCTGAGCTCCGTCGGCGAGGCCATGCAGGCCGCCTTCCCGAGCGAGGAAGAGACCGAAGCGGAAGAAGCGGACAGTGAAGACGCCGAGGATGACGAGGCGGAGGACCCTACCGAAACCGGGGCTATTTCTCCGGAAGCATGATGCTCGCCGCCCGGATCGGCGTCAGCCGGTCCGAGTGGGAGGACATGACTCCGCGGGAGCTGATGCTCTGGAGCCGGGCCTTCCGGGAGAAGGTGCTCGACGACGCCAAAATGAAGCGCCGGGAGATCTACACCCTCGCGGGCCTGATCCGGACTATGGTCTGGGCCAAGCACGCACCGTCCTACGAGTCGGTATTCCCGGACGGCGCCAGGAAGAAGGAAATGACCGATGAGCAGATGTACGCGCAGGTCTGCGCGCTCAATAAGCTCTTCGGCGGCAACACAGAGGAGGCTTAAATGGCTGTCGTAAAAAATATGATGGTGCGTGCGGGTGCAGACTTCAGCGCCATCACCAAACAGGCCAGCAAGGCCTCAAATTCGATGCGCGGGATGCAGAACAGCGTCTCGCGCTCCTGCAATGCGATGTCGAAGGCAGCCGCGGGCCTGAAGAAGGCCTTCGCGGCTGTGGGCGTCGCGGTGAGTCTCGGCGCCCTGGTCAGCGCGGCCAAGGACGCGGCGGCGGCCTATGACGAGCAGGTGCAGAACGAAGTCCGGCTCGCTCAGGCGATGCGCAACACGATGTCGGCCACGAACGACGAGATCCAGAGCGTGCTGGATCTCGCCGACGCGCAGGAACAGCTCGGCGTTATCGACGCCAACGCGCAGATCGCAGGCGCGCAGGAGCTGTCGACTTACCTCTCGACGGCCGACGCCCTGAAGGAGCTGATCCCGGCCATGAACGACATGGCCGTGCAGCAGTACGGCTACAACGTCACGGCGGAGCAGACCGCGGGCATCGCGACCATGCTGGGCAAAGTTATGGAAGGCCAGACCGGCGCGCTGAGCCGGTATGGCTACTACTTCAGCGAGGCGGAGGAGCACATCCTCAAATTCGGCACCGAGGCGGAGCGCGCAGCCACGCTGGCCAGAATCGTCGAGCAGTCGGTCGGCGGCATGAACCAGGCGCTCGCGTCCACCCCGACCGGGCGCATGAAGCAGCTGAGCAATACCCTGGGCAACATTAACCAGCAATTCGGTCAGGCGGTCCGGACGCTGGGGACGGTTTTCCTGCCCCTGCTGAATAAGGTGGCGCAGATCCTCGCAGCGGTGGCCACGCTTGCCAACAAGGTGGCGCAGGCGATCGCGAACGTCTTCGGCGGAAAGTCCGCCGGCAAGGAATGGAAGTTCATCCCGCAGACGACGGCCGCGGTGAGCGATACGGCGGACACGATGGACGACCTCAGCAGCAGCACCGATAACCTCACCAGCAGCACCAACAAGGCCGCCACCGCTGCGAAGAAGATGAAGGACGCCTATCAGCAGGCGAGCTTCGACACGCTGAACATCCTCAAAGAGAATACCGAGGACGAGGATGATGATTATGACTACACCTCCCCGTCCTATTCCCCGGTCACCGGCGGATCCGGCGGCGGCGACGACGCCAGCGACATGATCCAGGAGATCGACGCTGGATCGGAGACTGCAGGAGAGTCTGTCGGATGGCTGGAGTCTCTTCTCGGAAAGCTCAAAGAGAAGTTTGAAGATTTTAAAGCCGGGCTTGATTTCACAAAATTGCGAGAGTCCTGGGATAGACTGAAGGAAGCCGTCAAAGGTTTTGCAGAAGCAGTCGGTGGGCTATTCGCTTCCGTGTGGGAAAGAGTTCTGAAGCCATTTGGACAGTGGACAATCAACGAAGCACTGCCAAGAGTCCTTGACGTTCTGGCCGGTCTGTTCAATGTGCTCGCTGCGGTAATCAATAAAGTTCTTCGGCCGGCCTTTGAATGGCTGTGGGATCATTTTCTCGAAAAGATTGCCCACTGGGCTGCAGATGCATTCATTAAAGCCCTGGAGCAGATCGCAGATCTGCTGGATGACATCGCCAGGCTGATCAACGGCGAAATGTCTTTGGGCCAGTTCCTTGCACAGCTTAGCGATTTCCAGAGAATCTTAGTGGCCGCGGCTGCTACATTCGTTACGATTAAAACCGGAATGCTGGCAGTGAAGGCCGTAGGATTCGCCAAGCACATCGCCGAGATCGTTTCTGGCTTCTGGAAATTTGTCACAGGAGCCGGAGAAGTCGTAAAAAGTGCTGGCAGCATCAAGGGAGCCATGGAGGCGGGCTTAGGCGGCATTTCTACGACAATTCTCGGAATCACGGGAGTGCTCGGCGGACTTAATATCGGGATTAATGGTTTTGTGAGTCAGTGGGAAAACGGCATGAGCGCGGCAGGCGCGGCAGTGACGGCGCTTGGAGTTGCTATCGCCGCCGTAAGCGCAGTCATCCTCGGCGCTCCCGCAGCTGTCGCGGCTATCGTCGGCGCTGTCGTCTTTGTCGTGGCGGAAGCAGCTGTCGCTATCCATGATCACTGGGATCAGATTTCAGAGTTCTTTAAAACTGAAGCCCAAAGCTTTAAAGATGGCTGCGCCGCAACAGCAGAGGAAGCAAAGCAGGCTTTCGGATCTCTCAAAGAGTTTATTGTAAATGTCTTTACCGGTGCCAGAGACGCAGCGATCGCGGCATTCAACGGCATCAAGGAGGGCGTGCAGTCTGCCATAGACAGTCTCAAAGCTTCGATCGAAAAGGTTAAGGCACACTTCGAGACGTTCAAGGACGCCGCAGCCAAGGCAGTCGACGGAATGAAGAGCGCGTGGAACGGCGCGAGCGAGTGGTTCCGGACCAATGTCTCAGAGCCTCTGATTCAGTGGGGCGAGGAGACCTGGGAGACGATCAAGAAGAAGGGCCAGGACGCCGGAGAGAAGATCAAGGAAACCTGGCAGAGCGTGAGAGAGTTCTTCCGGGAGATTTGGAACGGTGTGCGGTCTCTCGCGGCGGAAGCATTTGAGACGGCCAGAGAGAAGGGCGTCGCCGCGTGGAACGCCATCCAGACCGCCTGGGGGCGCGCGAAGGGGTTCTTCAACAGCTCGGTCTTCCAGCCCATGGTCGCCGCCGCGCAGAGAGGCGTGCAGGGCGTGATCGGCTGGTTCGACAAGATGCTCAAAAAGGCCCGGGAGGCTGTCGCGGGAGTCCGGGAAGCGGTGTCAAAGATCGGCGAGGGCTGGAGCAAGGTCAAAGAGTCGGCGCAGTCCTTCGGCACTACACTGTTGGACAAGCTCAGCTCCTCCAAGCTGGTGCAGACGCTGGCAAACATCAAGATCCCGCACCTGGCAGCCGGCGCCGTCATCCCGCCGAACCGGGAGTTCGCAGCAGTGCTGGGCGATCAGACCAGCGGGATGAACATCGAAACGCCGGAGAAACTCCTCCGGGAGATCGTCCGGGAGGAAAGCGGGAACAGCTCCATCATGATGATGCTCTCCGACATCCTGGATGCCATCCTGGACGGGAAAGAGATCACTCTGGACGGGTACCGCGTCGGCAAGACCCTGCGCAGGTACCAGGCAATGGCCGCCAGGGCCAACGGATAAGGGGGCGCAGCAATGGGACTTGCAAAATTTTCGATCAACGGCGTCGACTTCTCCGACTGTGTCGCCCATGGCGGCCTCGGCTGGGCTCGGCACGACCTGGACAAGGACGGCAGCGGCCGCAGCCTCGACAGCTTCATGCACCGGCACCGGATCGCTCAGAAAAGGACCCTCAAGATCCAGTGCCGGCAGCTCACGGACGCGAGAGGCCGGCAGCTGGCCAACGCCCTGGACCCGGAGACGATCAGCGTCACCTATAATGACCTGAAATACGGGGTTATCACCAAGACTTTCTACGGGACGGATTTGGAGGGCGGTCTCTGGGGCGAAAAGAATCACACACTGTACTGGGAGAACATCACTTTCCAGCTGACGGAGGTTTGAGACATGCGGACGACTTCACCACTGTACAAAAGACTGCGGGAGCAGACCGGCAGCCGGTACGAGGTCCAGATCGTCCGCGGTTCCGTTTCCTACGGGATGCGCGACATCCGCAGCTGCTCAGTGCATCAGAGCCTCCTCAGCTCAGACGTGGGTCCGGCGATCGGCGGAACCGTCTCTGCCCGGTGCAGGCTGGTGCTCAATGAGTCCGGAGACAACTGGCCAAGGATGGCCGACTTCGAGATCCGGGTCCGCCTGGTCAGCGCGGACGAAGCAGAGCAGAGTGAGTGGCTGAGCTTCGGGACCTTCTGGACCGACACCAGGAGCGAGAGCAAGTACGGGACGCTCACGATCGAGGCCTTCGACGGTTTCCTGCGCCTGCAGCAGTACTGGACCGACCTGATCCCCCAGGAAGACATGCCGGCGAGCTGGCCAATCACCGCCGCTGCAGCTGCGCGGCTGCTGTCAGAGGCCACCGGAGTCAGCCTGGACAGCCGCGACGCCCTGGACAACACGGTGCCCTTTGTCGGCCTGGACACGACCGCGACGGCGCGGGACGTCTGGGCGGACATCGCCGCAGCGCACGCCAGGAACGCCGTGATCACGCCGGAGGGCTATGTGCATCTGATCCCTCTGGTTAACATGGACGAGACGGGCGGCTCCGCCGTGGCCGGCATCGCTGTGGCCGGTCTGGCGATCGCCGGAAACGACCCGGCAGGATCCGGGAGCAGCTCGCAGGATTATATCTATCTCGGTCTCACCCCGCAGAAGCTGGATGTCACGCCGGAACTGCAGGCGGTCACCGGGGTGGAGCTCAAGGACGACGCGGGTAGGATCGCTGCAGCCGGCAACAGCTCCGGCTATGTCCTGAAGGCGTCCTGCAATTACTCCAACAGCGCCGCGGCGCTGCTTTGCCTTAACCAGGCCCGCGGCTATGTCTACCGACCGTTCACGGCATCCGGGACCGATCTGGACCCGGCGGCGGAGCTCGGCGACATCGCGATCATCGACGGGCAGCCGCACCAGATCATGAGCATCGACTGGGACCTCGCCGCATGGATCACCGCGGACCTCGCCGCGCCTGCGGAGTATGAAATCGACCACGAATACCAATTCCAGGACGATGCAGCCGTCACGCTCCGGAAGGCACTGGCGGCAGATGCCGTTCTGGAGACTGCGCTCCGGTCCTACATCCAACAGACGGCCGAGGGGATCATGGCGGGCGTGGCGGCGCAGTATGCCAGCGACGCCGACCTGCAGAACGCTGTGGACCACCTGCAGGCAGAGATCGACGGCGCGATCGAGTCCTTCTCAGGGTCCGCGGTACCGACGCTGGAAAACTACCCTGCGTCCGGATGGACCGACGCCGAGACAAGAGCCAAGCACGTCGGGGATCTCTACATGGTCAACTCCTCCGGCGGCGATTACGCCGGCTTCTACTACCGCTTCGAGCAGATCAACGGCGCCTATCAGTGGACGCTCCTGAAAGATTCAGAGATCACCAAAGCCCTGGCGGATGCCGAAGAGGCCAACCGGAAGGCGACCGCCGCGCAGGCTACATCCACCACGCTGCAGCAGATGCTGGCGGACGATTACAGCCCGACGGCTGAGATCGAGGAGCGGTTCTACACCAAGGAAGAGGGCGAGGGGCAGGCGGCCGCGCTGCAGTCAGAGCTGTCACTCACCGACAGCCGGCTGACCGTGGCCATGAGCGAGCTCCGGGAAGACACTGAGGGCCAGTTCACCGCCATGTCCTACTACATCCGGTACCAGGACGGCGAGGTCATCGTCGGCCGGACCGATGAGCCCACAAGCTTCCGGATCTCGCCGGCGCAAGTGTCCGCCTGCTACGGGAATGAGGTCATCAGCTACTGGAACCAGGACAAACAGCGCACGCCGAAGCAGCTGGAGATCCCGGTGGGCGGATCCCTGCGGATCGGCGACCTGCTCTGGCAGCCGCGCAGCAGCGGAAACCTGAGCCTCATGTGGGTCGGCGCCACCAACAACGAAAACAACAGCGGGGAGTGACATAGATGGCAGACACAAAGATCGCGACCTACCGCGGCGAGAAGGCATCCGGATCCTATAAAGTGACGGGGACCATCGAGCTCTGGCTGGCAGATGGCGCCGCCGAGTCCGCACCGTTTACCAAAGTGTGGAACGTCTACATCCGCGCTGCTACCGCGGACCTGTTGAGAAACAAAAGCACATCCGGCCGGGTCTCAATAGGGGGCACCAGGATCAGCCTCACGTTCTCCAGCACTCCGCTCCATGACAGCGTTAACAACGACTATTACATCTTCGCCTCCTTCCCGGAGGGACGAGAGATTCAGCTGGCCGACGTCAGCCCCGGTGATACGTTCTTTGCCTCAATAAGCGCGACAATCGCCGGGACCAGCCTCAGCTGCTACGACTTTCTCCCATATCCCGTGCAGGTGCATATCACGCCCCCCACTGCGGTTTATACCTCAGCGCTGAACCGCTTCAGCTGCACGCCGTTCAGAATCCCGTCCGGCCCGCTTACTATGACCGCCTATGGTGTGATCACACCGAGCTACCGATCATCACAGCTCTACACATCGGCATCCACAGCACTGGCAAAAGAATCCGCCGGCTCCCTTATCTCATATTTCTACTGGTACCCGAGCCACCTTGACGTGGGCGACAGCGATTTCCAGGACGGCGCCGGGGAATACTATCTCAGCTTGAGCGCCTGGCGGAAGACGACAAACTTCGGCAACGTGACCCTCATTAACTTCGACAGACTCGAAGGGCAGATTCTCTACCAGGAGACGCCACCCGCCGAAGCCTACCCCTCACTCACGCTCTCGGCGACAGAGACGGAAGGGGCCGGCCTGCTGGCGAGGTACGGCAAGTACATCAAGGGAAAGTCAAAAGTCCAATTCAAGGCGAGCTATTCCCTTAAATACGGCGCCTACTCCTCCGCGTTCGAGATGATTGTCAACGGCGTGTGGGGGTCGGCGACCACCAGAACCATCTCTCCGACGGCAGACGGAACCGCCGAAGCCACGATCACCGACGACCACGCGGCCTCCACAACCGCCACACGGAACTATTACGTCTACGACTACTGGGACCCGTCCATGCCGACCATGGCCATCCACAGGTGCCGGCAGGACGGGACAAAAGACGACAGCGGCGGCTATGTGCTGATCGAATGGGCGATTAATGTGGCTCCTCTGGGCGGCCAGAACAGCAAAGTCCTGACGATCACCCATCCGGAGGGCACGACAACGCCCACCCTGTCGACTTACGACGCCAGCGGCAGCCTGATCGTGGCAGCCGACACCGAGACCAGCTACGACATCACCTTCTCACTTTCGGACGACTTTACAAGCATCGAGAGGACCATCCGGCTGTCGACCGCCGGCGTGACGATTGACGTCTACAGAGGCGGCAAGGGCCTCGCGATCGGCAAGGTGGCCGAGTATGACAAGACCCTGGAGATCTCTTCGGAGCTCACCACAATCCTGAACACGACGGACGCAAAGAAGATCGACCTGATCGACGCACTGAAGAAACTCGCGGCGAAGACCGGGGTCGACATCTACGTCGCCGAGCAGAGCGCCAACAGCTAAGGAGGTATAACTGTGACCGCAAACAACATCAGAGTGGCCGACTTTTCGGGCGGCCAGATCAAGGCCGTGACCGCGCCCGTCTTCCAGTATGCACACGGGCAGCGCCTCATCTTTTCCGGCCTGGACCTGCCGGAGTCCTACAAGGTGGACTTCAGCAACTATGAGGACCGGGAGTACGCCAAACCGCAATACGGTGACGCCACCGGTGTGGACATCCCGGACGAGTTTCTGCGCAACGGCAAGCCGGTCTTCGCCTTCCTGGTGCTCTCAGTCGGCGAGGACGACGCGGCGACCGAGCGCGTCGCGGAGGTGCCGGTCAAGGCCAGGCCGCAGGAGACGGACGTGGCTCTGACCGAGGTGCAGAAGAGCGCAGCCGATCAGCTGCTCGCTGCTGCCACCGCTGCGGCAAACAAAGCCACGCAGGCAGCGGAAGACGCAGAGGCGGATCTGCAGGCCCTGCAGGACATGGAGTTCGCCGCAGAGACGCTGGAGCCGGAGAGCGAGGCAACGGTCACCAAAACCGTGGACCCGGAGACCGGCGTGGTCACGATCACCCTGGGAACGCCCCGCGGGCGGAAGGGGGATCCCGGAGCCAAAGGTGACCCGGGAGCGAAGGGCGACCCGGGGAGCAAAGGCGACCCAGGCTATTCTCCCACGGTCTCGGTGGAGTACGACACCGGGCACATCACCGTCACGGTACAGAACGAAAGCGGACCCCAGACGGCGACGATCACGCTGGAGACCTACGAGGATGACGGGGACGGGAACATCACAGTCTCCCGGTCCGCCTCATAAGGGGGCGCAAGATGGCAAGCCTGATAAAAGTGACTTATGTGGACGGCACAACGGTCATCCACGCAGAGAACCTGAACGACATCCAGGACGCCATCCTGGCTCTGATCGACGAGGGCCTGACCTTCGCCGACGACGGGCAGGGAAATATCACAGTATCGACGACAGGAGGATCGACCAATGGCAACTAAAAAGGCAAAAAGCATCCGGTTCCCGGGCCTCCCGGACACCTACACCTTCGCAACGAAATCCAGCGATCTGGAGCTCGACAACGTCTACAGCAAGGACAACGTCGACTCCCGCGACGACGCGCTCTATGCCTCCATCCTGGCCGGGGGCGGGGACTACAAGGCGACCATGCGGTCCTTCTTCCTGGCCAACGGCGCGAACGCCCTGACGGATCTCAGCGTGCTCTGCGATCGGTGGTACGCGCTGAGCCGCACCGGCTGGTCCGGCGGGGTGCGCTTCCCGGTGCCGGCTGCAGGCGCAGCGGCATCTTCTGACGGCACCAAGATCGGCGACAACGCCGGCCTGACCTGCACCCCGTCCACCGTCACCACGGCCAACCGGGACGACTATGCAACACTGCCGCTTTTCGCCGTCGTCGACTGCAACACCTACCTGGACGACACCGGCCGGCCGCACATCTCCGCGATCGACCTGGACGACTGCGGCCCAGCCTTCGCGCGGACGGATCCGGCGAAGATCGTCGGCGTGCTGCAGATGGCCGGCTGGGTCAAATTTGTGTCCGAATCGGACACCTACGGTTTTGACTACACCGACCAGGCGGAGGCTGCCGGCTTCCATCCGCTGAGCGAGGCGGTGGAGCTGGAGGACAACAGCGTGCGCAGCTGGGTGGTGCATGGCAAGTACGGCTTCGGCGAGGGCTGGACCTGCTGCAGCGGCGTGAAGACCAAGGTCTGGAATGTGAGCCACAACAGTCAGCTGACCGGCGTGCGGGGTGTCTGGGGCAACCGGTACTGCGGAGCGACCAGCGCGGACGACGCCTGGCTGAAGCTCATGCTCTACCTCAAGTACGGGCAGCTGGACAGCGACCGCGTCCTGCATGGCTGCAACAACTACAACTACGAATACCAGCCGGCGCTGGGCGAGACCGGTGTGGAACGGATCCTGCTGACCCCGGCCCAGGCCGACAACCTGATCGTCGGCAGCACAATCGTCCTGGCGGCCTCGAAACGCGCGCAGAGCAATGTCGTCGACCGCGCCAGGATCACCGCCATCGAGACGGTGGAGATCGACGGGACCAGCTATGGGGCGGTCTACGTGGACAACGGCGGCCAGACCTTCGACACCACCACGGAGCTCTGGCTCTCCACGATGCAGTGGTACACCGGCAGCACGGACGATGTCCTGGGCAACGACGGCGGCATTGACCCGACGAGCGATAAATACCCGGTCAAGCTCCAGGGCATCGAGTACATGGTCGGCTGCTATGAGGCCATGGGCGACGTCATCCTGGTCTATGGCGACAACGGCGGAGTCAACTGCTGCACGCCCTGGATCTGCAGAGACGCCAGCAAGCTCGCGACCGCCAAGAACGCCTCCTACAAGTGCGCGCACGGCGTGCCGACTCCCGCGTCGAACTCCTGGCAGTACCCGAAGCAGATGCACGGCAGCAACACGCTGCCGGAGCTGATCTTCCCGGTCGATCTGGGCGGCAGCACGTCGGCGGGCCCTCGCGACGGTTTCTACCTGCTGAGCGCAAGCTCCGGCTCTTACGAGTGGCTGCGCTTCGGCTCCCTGTACAACGGCGTCGGGGATGCCGGCCTCTCCTGCGGCAACGGCCTCGGCGGGCTCGGGAGCGCGAACTGGGCCGTCGGCGGGCGGCTTTCCGTAACCGGAAACAGGGGTGAATTTCAGGCGGCCGCCTAAAGCGGGCGCCTGGAAGAGGGGACAAAGTCCCCTGATACCTTGAACCATAAAGTCCCGGCGCTCGCGCGCCGGGCAGGGACTGATCATGCATCCGCTGGTGCCCGCGGCCTTCGGTGGCTGCGCTTCGGCAACCTGAACAACGGCGTCGGGAATGCCGGCCTCTCCTGCGGCAACGGCAACAACGGGCTCGGGAACGCGAACTGGAACATCGGCGGGCGGATTTTTGGAAATGTTTGACACACATAGGCAGAGGCAGCAGGCCTCGCGCATGATCAGCTCCGCGCTGCGGCGAAAATGTGTCGTTACGGCACCAGGACGGCCGAGAGGCCGACACCGGGCACCGGCGGGAATCTGCGCCGGTGCGGGTTTAGTAGACGCAACCGAAAGACCCTGAGATTTCAAAAAGCATTCCATCATCGGAGGGGTGAGAGCTTGAAGACTTATTGCAAGAACGTCGACCCCTCCGACATCAAAACGATCGAGAAGCATGTCTTTGACGCGCTGAGCTCGAAGCTCAAGCGGAAGGACTACAGCGAGTTCGCGGCAGGCTACTGCGGCCTCAGCGGCAAAGAGATCCGGGCGCAAGCCAGGGCGTGGATTAAGTGGTACCCGGAACTGGAGAGCGCGGTCCGGCGGATCTCCCTGGACATCTCCGCGAGGATCCTCGCCAGGGATCTCTGCCTGGATCCTGTCCGCTATTCCGTCCGGACTGACGGGCTCAGCCACAAGACCCGCACGATCGGCATCGAGAGCGTGATGCAGCAGCTCATGGAGCACGTCGCGGTCGGCTGCCTGCAGGAGCTGTGGGCGGCGAAGTATGAGCACCACCAGTACGCCAGCATCAAGGGCAAGGGCCAGCTCAAGGGCGCGAAGACCATCCAGAAATGGACCAAGGCAGGGAAGACAAAATACTTTGTGAAGCTGGACGTCCGCAAGTGCTTCCAGAGCCTGAGCCGGGAGACGGCCATGCGCTGGCTGCGGAGAGACATCGCGAAGAACGGGCTGCTCCTGTGGTTCGTGGACGCGCTCCTGCAGATGCACGGCAGCGGCCTGGTGATCGGGAGCCTGCTGAGCCAGTTCCTCTGCAATTACTTCATGAGCTACGCTTACCGGTACGTCATGGGCCTGCACAAGGTCCGACGCGGCAAGGCGGTGCAGCTCTGCAGCTGCGCCCTGTTTTACATGGACGACATCCTGCTCTGCGGCGTGGATCGCCGCAACCTGCTCATGGCCACCCGGAAGCTGATCCGCTACCTGCGGGAGAGCTTCGGCCTGGAGATCAAGCCGGGCTGGAACATCCGGAAGCACACCGACTGCGGGATCGACATGATGGGTTATGTGATCACGGCGAAGGGGAAGCTCCGGGTTCGGCCTCGCGTCTTCCTGCGGGCCCGCCGCGCCTTTATGCGGTCCGCGGCAGGAGACGACCGGCTAAAGATCCAGCGACGGGTCTCTGCCTATTACGGCTACTTCAAGGCCGCGCGGATCCGGACGCTCCGGAAAGCGAAGCAGAAGAACGAAACCAAGGGCGCCGCGGTCAGCGTCCTGGCTATCCAGCACAAGGCCGCAATCATTATCAGCTTAGAAGCGAGGAGGGATCTGAAATGCGCTGCGTAAGTGCATCCGCTGAGAAGCAGCGGGACATCGAGATCGGCACCGTGGCCGGTGTCGCCACCATCTACCTGCGGGCAAACCACCGGGAGGTGGAAACGACCGTGGAGACGGTCACGGCCAAAGGGAAAACGACGACCACCAAGGAGAAGCACTGGGAGTGCGACGAGGCGAGCATGCTCTGCCCGGCCGAAGACGCCCCGGCGCCGGATGAGGTCGCGGAAGACTTCGAGGCCTGGTTCGAGTACGTGGCCGGCTGGACACCGGCAAAACAGAAGAGCCTGGCGCAGATCCAGGCGGATGTGGAGTATATCGCCGCGATGACCGGCGTGGAGCTGGAGGTGTAAACGATGGCGCTGCACAGTAAAAATTATCTCATGGTAAAACGGAACTACGACAAGGGGCTGTGGAGCATCGAGATGGTGCGCAGCCTGGTCGGAGTGCCGAAGACCGGGATCACCGCTGCCGAGTTTAAGCAGATCACCGGCCAGGACTATGAGCCGGAGGGTGAGGACGCATGAGGACCTGTGTGATCACCGCCGTCTGCCTGATCGCCGTGGTGGCGATCGTGGGATGCTATGCTGCGCTGATCCTCTCCAGCCAGATCTCCCGGGCGGAGGAGCGCCGGGGAAGGAAGGCCCCTCCGGATCCGGAGAGGGAGGAAACCATCGAGGCGCTGCACGATGACGGCAAGCGGTACAGCGGCCTGCTGGAGGACGATGTGTATGACTGACATTCAAAGCATTTACGCCGTGCTGCGGCAGTCGGGGATGACCGAGACGGGCGCCCTGGCCATGATGGGCAACTGGATGAAAGAGAGCCTGCTGGATCCGTTCCGGAAGCAGGGCGACCTCACCGCTGCAGCGCTGCCCTCTCACCAATACGTCGCCCAGGTGACCAGCGGGGCCATCCAGAAGATGGCCTTCGCAAGGGACCAGATCGGCTTCGGCCTTGCGCAGTGGACTTTCTGGGACTTTGTCGGGAACCGGGAAGGCCGGAAGCTGGACCTCTACAACTACTGGAAGGCCTCCGGGATGCCACTGGACAGCGCCGTCATGCAGGCGCGCTTTGCGATCTGGGAGCTGACCCACAAGGGCCAGTATAAGAGTCTGTGGTCTTACCTTCAGACGGTGGGCCCGGACGGACTCAAGAACGCGGTCGACCGGATCTGCCGGGAGTATGAGCAGCCGGCCTACAACAACATCCAGGAGCGCTACGACGCCGCGGTGGAGCTGGCCGCCCGCCTGGACCTCAACTCGACGGATCTGCCGCAGGGATCCGGAATTGCCGAAAATGTGTCCGGATCGGACACCGGCCCCTCCGGGGATCCTGCGCAGCCGGCAGCGCCAAAGGAACCGGACAAGCCGACCACGCCATTCTGGCCACCAAGAGGGGCAAAGGGCGGCCCCGATGATCCCGGCCTATGCCAGGGCATGGTCGGGTGCGATGTGGTCCTGCTGCAGGCCGCGCTGACCTGCAGAGGGCACGGCTGCGCAACCGACGGGATCTTCGGCCGCGAGACCGGGGAGGCCCTGGAAGGCTTCCAGCACGCCGAAGGCCTGGCCGCCGACCGGATCGCCGGGAAGAACAGCTGGAAAGCTCTGTTTGATTATTGAGGAGGGCACCGACATGGATGCAACAGAAAGAGCGCGCAATATCAAAGAACTGATCACGGCCATCATGGCCACAATTATCGCAGTGATCGGCTGGCTGGGGGTGGCGGTGCTGCTCCTGATCGTCGCCATGGCCGTCGACTACATCACCGGCACGATCGCCGCCAGGGCGACGGAGGACTGGTCCAGCGCCAAGGCCAGGGCCGGGCTCCGGCACAAGCTCGGCACGATCATCGCCGTGGGCGTGGCAGCCTTCGCCGACGCCGGTGTGCAGATCACGCTGCACCAGGCGGAAGTGATCCCGATCTTCGCCGACCTGGTATGGCCGCAGGCCTTTACCCTGATCGTGACGCTGTGGTACCTCTTCACCGAGCTGGGGTCAATCATCGAGAACCTGGGAAAGATGGGGGTTACCATCCCGGCCTGGATGTCCAGGGGGATCGCCGTGCTGAAGTCGAAGGC